TCAAACTGGTCAATCTTCATTGGCTAAAGCCTTTCGCTCAGCAGCGTATGGCGGCTCGCTGTAGTAGCGCCAGAGGTCGTCAAGATACGGCACAACCCAATCAGGCGGCCAGCAATAATCCCAGTTCTCAGGCCTCAGGCAGCCCAGCACAACAGTGCGCCAAAAAGCGCCCGCATAGTTGCGCGTTACCTGCAGTTGCTCAAACCACTGCACAAAAAAGGGCCGCCGTGGCGACCCCTGTGTGTGGTGTGATGCCTTCAGTATGGCGTCAAAAGGAATACTTAGCGCCGATCTTGCTGCCGTAGCCGTTGACATCGTCAAACGCAGCAGACAGCTCGCCGTAGATGCTCAGCTTCTCAGCAGCCTTGACAGAACCGCCCAGCTTGCCGGTCAGGATGGTTTCACCCTCAAGGCCATTGGGCTGAACGTAGGTAGGACCGCCTTGGATGTAGAAGCTAGCAACATCGTTGCCGCCTTCGTAACCCAGGTGCAGATCGGTAGCGGAGCCGCCGTAGGTGCTACCAGCCCAGCCAGCGTTGTTCTCAACGTTGACGTAGGGCCCAGCCATTGCAGGTGCTGCGAGGGCGACGCAAGCGATAGCGGCAGAAGCGGTCTTGATCATGAGAAAAGATAAACCGTCGCCAAATCCTACCGGGCTAAATATCAACCCAGTTGCAAAACTGTCTTTCAAAAACAAAACCCCAACCGAGTTGGCGTCGGCTGGGGTCTTGCCTTCCACCCTGCATTGCAGGACCCAAGCACTATACCTCTTGCAAATAGCTTCGGTAGTAAGCCATCGGCTTCAAGCGCTTCAGGATGCGGTGCAGCTCGGCCTGATGCTGCCTGATTGACGGGTTGTCCTTGCCCCGTTCGCGGTAAGCCAAGACAGCGGTGTAGATCAGTCGCATCTCACCGTCGCTGAACTCATGCATCGCCTAAGTCCAAAAAGCGCACATCCTCATGATCTACCGGGTCAGGACTGCCTTGGCAAATCGCGACAGCGCGTCTGTAATACCAAGAGTCCGTCTTACCCGCAGCCTCTAACGCAATCTTGATCTTGCGCCAGTTGTTGCGGGTATGTCGATCCATTTACCTGCCCTGACCGCGATATTTCTTCCTACCGTGGCTGGCTTTTGACCCTTTTCCCGCACCTTGACGGGTTTTCTTAGGCTTTCCAGGGCGGTGCTCAACCCGCCCCAGTGCCGTCTTTGACTTGACAGCCATCAGTAGGGCGACTCACCAAGCAGGTCAGTGTCCCAAGCCGCTTTTAACTCATCAGGAGTCGTGGCTGCATCAATAGCAGCGGCGGCAGTTGCATTACGCAAAGCCTGTTTTTCTGCTGCAACCGTGGCTTGAGTGTCGGCGTCCTGCGCCTCAACCGCACGCATAAAGGCAACATCCTTTGCCTCCAGGAGAGGCTTGCGTGCTTCGCGCACCTTGTCGCGGTGAATGTCCCGCGCTTTGGTCATGTTGATGTTGATCATTCGGGAACCTCCTCGGTTTGTTCGGCTGCTTCGGCTGCTGCCTTAGCGGCAAACCAAGCATCAGCGCCAATGCCGTAGCCGTCAGGGTTGCTGAAGTCAGCCTCCCAAGCGTCACGGAAGGTGCGGTCAGAAGGGATTACGTCGTCTTCGACGATCAGGTAAGGCGTACCGGCGGGGACATCCTTTTGGCAAACGTCTTCAAATGAAAGCTCAGTGCCAGGATTAATTATACACACACCGCCTTCACTTTCAGGGTTTGGGTAAATAATTTTATTCATAATAATGTTTAACGAATAAAGCCTACAGTGACAATTGCACAATCAGCAAAACTACCGTCGCCTGTTGAAATATAGCAATTAGTAGTTGTTGGTGATCCATGTCGGTGGGCGTAAATCACTGCTTTTTCTGAGTTCACGGTAATACAAGCAGAACCAACAACAGCATAGTGCGCGTCAGGCATAGTGAAACTAAAGTTTACCCTGTATCTACCAGTACCGTTATCTGTAACACTGCTAACGCCTCTTAGTATTTGATTGCTTAACGTGCCTTTACCGTTAAATTTAACAAAAGCCCTTACGCCATAAGCCGTAGCAGCACTGCCGTAGCCAGAAGCGTATTGTAAAGTGCCAGAACAGTTAAGAGTCATAATCAGTTCACCTCCGTGAGGTTGAATTTGTACTTTTTCCCGTTCCGTCGATTGATCAAGAACAGGTCCTCCTCGCCTTCCTGAATAGTGTAATTCCCCCAGGTGCCATCGACATCGTTAGCGCCACCTTTGTTGCTCAGGTTGAGGTCGTTGGTGTAGACGTTGCGCCAGCGGTAGGTAGAGGTGCCTAGGTCGGAAGTGTTGTTGCTAGCAGGACGAAAATGACCACTAGAATCTAAATACGCTCTTGTCGTGTCATTAGTGCCAAAACGGATTGCAGCGTTTTGATTGTTCCAAACATAAAGCTGTTCATTGCTGGTAGACGGGTGGCCTACCTTCCAAATTTCTGTTCCAGAAGAGCTTTGTCCTTGGACATAACTAGTGACAGAAGCACCAGTATTGTTGTTGTCCTTAATAACAAGCAATCCAGCGCCATTGCTTTGAGTAAAAGCACCGTCAACCGTCAACCCATCACACGTCACCGTGCCGGTTACGTTGATGCCGCCGGAGGTGGTGGCTAGCTTAATGGAATTATTGTTGTAAAGACGGACTGCACCATCGGCAGTACAGTCCAAATAATCCTCGTTGGTTGCGGAACGAAGTAAAAGATTGTTACTGGCCTTGATATAAAGATTGCCGGTTCCAGTATCGGTGATGTAGCTATTGCTGCCGTCGTGATAAATCTGAAGGTCGTCACTTGTACCAATTAGGATCTTGTCGTCGTCCTGCAGATCCAAGTCACCTTCAATGAACACACCGCCGGAGCAATTTATAGTGTCACACTCAACGTCACCAGTTACGTTGATGCCGTTGTTTTTGGTGGCTAGTTTGTTGGAGCCATAATGGTTAAGATTGACTGCACCGCTGGACCCGTCACATAAAACATAAGTAGTTGTGGAGCCACTACCATTATCTGTTTTAAGCTCAATATCCTTGTCATCTGAATAGTTTTCAATGACAAGTTTGCCAACATAATTGTCAATATGGCTGTTGGTGGCGTCATGGAAAAGTTGCAGATCATAGGCAGCGCCTAGTCGGATCTTGTCGTTGTCGCCGCCATCAAGCGGGAAACTAACCGAAGCAGATCCATTCGCTGCCGATGTAATGCGACCTTGTGCATCAACGGTGATATTTGCAGCGGTATAGCTGCCAGCTGTGACAGCCGTGTTGGCTAATTTGTTTGCATTGACTGCATCGTCTGCGATGTGGACTGTGTCTATAGAACCATCGACGTAGTGCTCAGAATCAATCGAGTTGTCGGCAATTTTGCTGCCGTTGACTGCATCGTTGGCGATTTCTGCAGTGGAAATCGTGCCACTGGCAGCAGCAGTGATTCGCCCCTGCGCATCAACAGTGATGTCTGCAGCGGTATAGCTACCAGCCGTGACTGCAGTATTAGCCAGCTTGTCGGCATTGACTGCATCGTCAGCAATCTTTGCGGTCGTTACAGCAAGATCAGCAATCTCTGCTGTCCCCAGCGTTCCGTTAGCTGCAGCCGTAATCCGACCCTGAGCGTCAACCGTAATATCAGCTGCCGTATAGCTTCCAGCGGTGACAGCGGTGTTGTCTAGCTTGTCTGCCGTGACCGCATCATCTGCGATAGAAGCCGTTGCAATCGGCGTACCGTTCCAGGTGCCGCTGGTAATCGTGCCAACGCTGGTCAAACTTGAGCCGGTCACACCGGAACCCAAGCTGCTACCGCTCAGGACATCGGTGCCATTGATTTTGTAAGTCTTGCCGCTAGCGAGATCAACGTTTTCGCTGCTGGTCCAGCTATCGGTGCTGTTGACCCAGTTCAGCGTTTTATCAGTAGCGCCCTTCAGCGTGATGCCGCCACCGTCAGCCGTCGTGTCAGTAGGAGTCGTAACCGACCCCATTTCAATGTTCTTGTCTTCAACAACAAGATTTGTACTATCAATCGTCGTGGTTGTGCCCTGAACCGTCAGGTCGCCAGGGATCGTGACCGCACCAGTATCCGAAACCAGCAGCCGCTGCGTACCATTCGTCGAGATCGCAAGCTGATCAGCACCAGGGCGATAAATACCAGTATTGGGGTCGCCGTCAAACGCAATGCCGGGAGCCGACTCCGTACCAGAGCCAGCGTTCTCCATCAAGTCAGCAATGCTGACCTTCTTTGTCTCGTCGTTGGTTACGTCAACGGCGGGCAGGACATCAGTGCTTTTGGGATCTGAGTAGGCGTCCAGATCCGTAATTTTGATGCTTGCCATTGACGAGGCTCCGATAGAGAGATCTTAGTTGCGGCTTAGGTCTTGATACAAGCCAACAGTGCGATGTTTCGCGGACGAGTTTCAGCGTCACCACCGCCAATCGTGTGGGTGTGAGCGCCAGCCGCTCCAGTGGTGTTGCCGCCCTGGGATACAGGCTGCGACTGACCGCCAGACTCCAGGTTCTGACGATCACCACCGCTGTAGGAGTGCGAGTGGTTGCCAGGGTTGCTGGTGGTGAAATCGTTATTGGGCAGTGCAGTTGCATCACCCTGGGATGATCCAAGTGTGCGGCTGGTATCAACGCCGCGACCATCGTCTAAGCCACGGACAAATTCACCACGGAGGTCAGGCAGGTTGAACGTTGTAGATCCATCACCGCCGCCGTAGGTCGTCCCGATGGCACTGAACAAAGTGGCATAAGTTGTCCGGCTGACTGCATCACCGTTTGCCTTCAGGTAGCCGGTCGGGGCAGTAGACCGGGCGGTGTAAATCACCGTTCCAGCAGGCGTCAGATCCGTTGCTGCTGGGATGTCAGCAATCTCGTCGTCAACGTATTTCTTAGTTGCCGCCTGCAGGTCTGCTGTTGGTGCGCCATCCAGAATCAGATCGCCGGTCAGCGTGCCACCAGCCAACGGCAAGTAGGTGGCAGACGCCGTAGTGATTTGCAAATAGCGAGCGTCACCAGCTGCCTGAGTAATGCCAAGCGGATCAACGCGGACAAAGTTTGCCCCGTCGTACACCTTCAGCTCATCAGGCGTCTGGCTGGTATCAAGCCACAACTGACCCAGAACAGGGCTGCTTGGCTCTGAACCACTTGGATTGGTGATGACCGCCGAGTTAGGCAGGAAGCTAACCAGCGAAAAACTGGCGCCGTTATAGATCTTCAGCTCAGGCGGGTTGTTGGACGTATCCACCCACAGCTGACCGTTGGCTGGTGATGTTGGTACGTCCGATCCGCGTGTCGTTCCAAATGCAACCAGCGCCAGACCAAGGTTTTCAGCAGTGATGCGCTTGGTCTCGGTGGCGCTGATGTCAACAAAGGGCAGCAGGTCGTTTTCGACCAGTGTCTCCTGTGCAGCTAATTGGGATATGCGACGGTCAGCCATCAGTAGCCAATCACTGTGATGTCAACCAAGCCGGTCACGCCGGAACCGCTGGCATCGAGACACTTAATCGTAACTGAGGTGGTGGTTTTAGCTGTAACGACAGCCGTGATCGCCGTTGACCCGCCAGTTTGAAGGGCAGTAATTTGCACGCTTTCCACGCTGCGGAATGTCTTGTTCAGGCTGACCGCCGTGCCAGCGCTGCTAATCGCAACGTCGTTTTGTTTCTCGATCACGTCGGGGTAATCAAGCTGGGCGGTCAGGGCAGTGATTTCACCGGCAACAACACCGTCAGGCGATTTGAAAGTGGTTTCCACGCGGTAGACATCACCCAGCAACCTTTCGTATGGGGCGTAAGGGTGAACAATGCCGCCCTCTGCCAGTTCGGTGTCGCTGTAGAAACGCTGCTCACCCAAGATGCCAAATGCTGCGCCTCTGACGGCATATGTTCCAGTGGCAGTACCGCTAAGGGTGATTGCCGTGCCACCTTGGGTAGCCGCAACACGGAAAACGGTACTGGTCAGATCAGTTGAAACGACGTGGTAGGTCGTCCCAGTAGAAATCCCGGTGGGCAGGCTGCCTGCAACTTCAATGAACTCAAGCGTGTCGTTGACCTCAAGCAGGTGAGGAATTGTCGAACCACCTCGCTGCAGCTCAAAGCTGCTGCTGGCAACAGTGATCACCACAGGCGTGTCTTCCTGCAACAGCTTGTCATCGTCATTCGTGCCATCTGGGTCTTGAACCAGCACGAGGTCTTCGCCGGTCAGCGCAACCAATTTGTGCTGGTAGGTTGCAGTCGCCGTAGTGCTCAGCAGCAGGTTGCTTTCTGCCTCGTTGTTGTCGAAGTTCCAGGTGAAGATGCTGTCTCGGGTGGCATCGGTCTGCACCAGATCGCCGTCACCATCGACCTCGCAGTTGATGTAGTTGCCTTCCCAGCTGCCAGCGCCCTGAGTCCTGGCGTTGATCGTTGCGACTGCGTTGCTGATCGGTGGCGCACCGATGTTGACAAGCACAAAGGCAGGGAGGTCAGAGCGCCAGTTGGTTGCATCAACCGACTTAACCATCACCACCCAGGTGTCAGCGTCAAACAGGCTGGTTTCAAACCACTGCTGGTTGGCGTTCAAACCACCGGACGCCAATTCAATACCGGCGCCCCAGCTGGCAGACAAGTTCAGACGAGTGGCAAGCGCTGCTGGACCGGAGACGTTGTACGTCCCAGTGGCAGTGCCCGTCAGGTTGATTGCGGCGCCACCTGCAGTTGCGGCGAGCTTGAACTCAACGCTGTTGAATCCTTCCTCTGCCACGAAATAAGTGGTGCCAGCTGTAATGCCGGTGGGCAGGCTGCCAGCGCTAGCAGCAAAGACGATCTCTTCGCCAACAGTCAGCAGGTGCTGGTTGGTTTTGATGCCGATAACCGTTGAAGTCTTGACCGTGACGATGTCAGTGTCAACGTCAAACTCGACGATGTTTGTAGCCAGCTGACCACGCTTGTAGCGGACCTCATAGCCAACAATGTCGCTGACAACCTTCTGGTCCCAGCTGCCGTATTCACTCAGCGGCAGTTGCCAGCTAAAGCGCTTGCCTGCACGGTTTGCGTTTTCAACGACGCTGAAGTTATTAGGCGTTGGCGGTGCAATCTCAGCACGTTGCACCACGTCGTAAATGTAATCGTCAGGCTCTTCGCCAAAGACTGCGCTGGTAAAGCTGATCCTGATGTCGTAAGTATCTGGCGCGTGGAACGCAATCGTGTAATAACCCGTTAGAGGGATGTCAGCCAGGAAGTAGTAACCATCATTTCCAGGGGTTTTGACGCCGGGGATCTCACCACCTTTGAGGTTGCGCGGGCGTGCCCAGCACCTGAAACCAGTAATCCTAGGCAGAATCGGACAGGTGCCAGGATCAACAATGATCAGCTGAGTGCCGTCAGGCTGGTTGGCATGGGTGACTGTTGCGTTGAACTCAGCGGCACTGAGATCAGGGATTGCATCAAAGTTTGCGACAGTCACTACTGTGAACTCGCTCTGACGGCTTAAGCGATCAAATGTCGCGGCACGGAACTCGTAGCCGGTGCCATAGACGTGATCCGGCAAGCTGATCGTGGCATTAGTAACTGAGGTGACTTCAACCTCATTCCATTGAGCCGCTCCGGTTTGGCGCCACTGATACCGGTAGCCACGGATCAATACGTCATCTGCACCATTGCGCTCAGGAGCTTGCCAGTTGGCATTGATCTGAGTGCGACCGTTGTTGTAAACCAATTTTGCAGAAAGGCTGACAACGGCTTGAGTTGCTTCAAGCGTAAAACGATCCTTGGGAATCGCAATCGGCAGGTCGTTATCGACGTAATCAAACTTACTCGCGTTGTACTGAATTGCCTCAACTTGGAAAACAAGCGGCTCAACCTCAGTGATCGCAACAATCTTGTAGAGCGCGGCCTGCATATCAGACCACTCCAGGACCCACAAGGCGTTGACCTGGCTATCAACATTCCCATCAACAACAGCAGTGGTTGTCCCAAGCTTGTCAACAATCGTCTGGCCTTCAATCTCGTCACCGTCTTGAGTGACCAGAACGTCAATTCCGCCTTGAGTAGCCAGCGAACGCAATTCGGCTTCGCTTTCGTCTTCAGTAGCGCTGATTAGGTTGTGAACGCTAAGTTTCGGGCGCTTGGTGATTGTGTTGTCAGGATTGGTGACGGTCTCACCATCAGGCACCACCAAGGTCAGGGTGTAATCAATGGCGTCGTTCAGGTTCAGAACGGCGTCAAGTTTAATGTTGTTGCCGCTGATTTCTTTGATGCGACCGCCTAAACGCTGACCTTGCTTCAAGGGATCAGCAATTTGGATAATCTCGCCAACACCAGCCGCTAACCCCTCCGCACCAATGCGGAAGCTGACTTTTTCGGTGAGGTAGCGGTTGGAAAACAGCGTGTGCTTTGCTGCCCGCAGCGCTTGACCGCGTGAAGTAACGCCAAGCAGACGCAGGTCAATCGGGTTGTAGCCAAAGGTTTCTAGCAGCGCGTCATCTTGCTGGTACTCAGTGACGCTTGAATATGCCTGATTGGGATCATCCCAATTAGCCAGAACAACAGACTTGCGGGCGCCGCGCGCCGTGCCGGTGTAAGTAAAACAAGGCGACGTAACTTGCCCGGACTCGTCAACCTCTTGGATAACGTTTGCTTCGCTGAACTGCTGAACTGGAAGTTGTGCGCGATCCTGCGTCAGGAACAGCTGGCCTTGGCTGTAATAGATCAGCCCGCGGAAGCAAGACGCCAATCCGTTCAGGACCTCATAGACGCTGCCCGCGTTTTGCAAGTAGACGTTGCAGGTAAAGCGCGGCTCAGTTCCACCGTTGCCATTGGGAACTAATTCATCGCAATACTGGCTGACGGTGTAAAGATACCAAGGGTCTATTGAGATATTTGGCACATAACGCGCCACGCCAAAGCGATCATTAACAACAATGTCGCGGAAGATCCAAGCCGGGTTGTCCGTCCAAGCCATTTGGAACGTACCATCCCAGATCCCGGTATAAGTGCGAGTCTCGGCGTTGTAGTTGCTGGGAACCTGAACACGCTTGCCGCGAAGGCGAACTGAAACGTTCGGGATGCTGTTGAATTGGCGAGCGTCAACCTTCAGCGCCAGCAGAGCAGTGTTGGGGTAAGCGAATTTCTCGTCGATAATTTCAACCAGTGACTGCCACCGCGTTTGGTTTGCGACGTAGCCGCTGCTGTCATCACCCGTCAGACGAGTCAGGCGAATAGTCCAAGGCCCAGTGCCGTCTAGATCAAACTCGTAGGCACGTTGAAACTGACTGTTTGATTTGCCGCTAACTGTTGGTGAATCAATCGTTGTGTAGGCACCTCCGTTTGCAGAAACCTCAATTCTGAATTGAACGCTAGTGCTAGTAATGTCGCCGTTATCCCTGTTTTGCGCCTGCAAGGCAGGGAAAGTCATAATGATGCGGCACCGCTCCACATCCGTGTCGGTAATGGTGCGAGTCAGGGCGCCAGCGGTGACAGTCAGGTTGGTATTTACGCCAACAACGTTTTCAGTGGTGCTAAAGCCTTCTATCGGCGTCTGGGTTTCGTCGGTCCCAGTACGGTGCTCGATTGTGTAGCCCTGAAAGTTGTAGGTATCGTCTTCGTTCTGGATTGGCGTTGAATCTAGAAACGTGTCCTTTGTAATGCTGTTAGGG